TAAGAACAAGTCACTTAACCGCAAAATTGCATCTTAATATAAGGAGAGTACCCCATGACTAATTCAAATGATTACACCCCGAAAGTAAAAGCAGCACACCCAGAACTGTACAAAGAGCACACGTTCCACATGAACAAAGCAAAAGCTCTGACATACAATTATGTGCCGATTGATGAAGTAATCACCGAATGCTGGGATGATATGACCATTGCAGAAATATCACAGGCGATTAATGAATTACCCAACCGTGTGATTTACCGCACACAAATACTAAAAAAGCTTGGTATCATCAAGACTAAGCACACAGGCAAGACACGGTTAATGCAAGAGCAACGCAAGCTCCGTGTTCAATTGAAAAAACTAGAGGCAAAACTCAGTGAGATTAATGCAGCGTAAAAGACAATGGATTGTATATGATGATGACGGTAAGGTTGTCATCATATCCACAAACAAACGTATAGCAATGATGTATGCAAAGGAAAAGTAATATGAGTACACAAGAAGTAATTGATACAGCAGTGAGAGAATATGTATCAGCAATGGACGAAGTAACTAACAAAGGAGATACAACAATGACAAAGACAATCAAAACAGAACTTACTCGTGACGAGGTAGTAAAACTTTTAGATTTATACAACTGCGTAGACACTTTCGTAGATGATACACTGGAGTGTATGGATGTGCGACTGTCACAACTCAGTGACATAAGGGACAAGGCTTACGACTTACGCCACATGTTTGACTTCCGTAACTCTACTAATGATTGCGGTCACCCGGCGCATTGGAAACCTAGCGTAATGCCTGATGATCCTACCGCTTGGTATCACGATAGCGAGGGGAATGTATAATCATGCAGGTTATGAGCTATGAAATAGTAGTCGAGATTGATGGGGTCTCCAGTGTTATTAAACTGGATGATACCTACCCCTCAGTCAATGACTGGCACTCTGCCACAGAGTTTGCCATGCGTCTAGCTCAACATGAGCACCCCGATGCAACACATTTTGAATTTGTAGAGTGTGCGGAGTATGAACTGGAAGAGTATTCAAAGTATGACTATATACACGAAGCACCTGACGTTATTCAATGACAAACCTGATCCGACTGATGATCCATGTGATGATTGGTCGGGTCATAAAATACCTAAACCAAAGGAGAAACCATGAACCGTTTTATTATAGCCAACACACCACAGGCAATTGCACAGTCTATGTGCGATAAGCATGTGGTCAAGATGCCCTTAGAAGAAGCGCAGATGCTATGTACTGTGGTGAGACAAGCTAACCCAGAGTATGCAGACAAGCACAACTTGTATCGCATTGCTCATGCCAAGCACCCATGCACACTGTGGGCAGGGCGAACACGTGCCAACTACATGTACGCATTACGATTGTGGAATCATATGAGCGTAGAGTATACGTACCGATATGGTAAGCAACACGGATCAGATCGTCACTTAGATGCCCTACGTGAGGGTGCACAGTTTGTGCCAGAGGGTGACATGACACCGCACCCTGAGTGTTTCAGTGAACACACTGACCTCAAGACAGGTGATGATTGGCCTGTTGATAGCTATCGTAAGTTCTACATGACGAAGCAACATAGGTTTAACATGACATGGAAGTACCGTTCTGTACCTACATGGTTTGAATTTGAAAGGGAGTATGCATGATGGCGTATATACTAATATGGATGCAAGTGTTTAGCACACAGGGGTTAGAATACTACCAGTTGGGTACGTACCCTACACTAGAAGAATGTCAGATTGAATTGGGTAAAGCCACAAAGATGATCACACATAAGACAGAGACAGTGACTTGTTTAGAGGTGGAGATACAACAATGATAGCTGAAATACTTATGTGCCTTGCACTTAACGTATACTATGAGGCACGTAGTGAACCTATGGCTGGACAGTATGCAGTGGCACATGTAGTACTTAATCGTGTAGCTAGTCCAAGGTTCCCTGATGATGCATGTAAGGTGGTCAAGCAGGGTTTGCACAAAGGCATAGGCAGATGTCAGTTCAGTTGGTACTGTGATGGTAAGTCAGACGTACCCCTAGAGAAGACAGCATGGCTATCCGCTCAGATTGTAGCACACAACGTGGCGTATGGTTACTACAAAGACTCTACTAATGGGGCAGTATACTACCATGCAAACTATGTACGTCCCTACTGGAGTAAGCACTACACAAAGACTGTGACATATGGATCACATATATTCTATAAGTAACATGGCGGGGTATACATAGTCATATAACTGTGGCACAGTTGCCCCACAAACAACTGATAAGGAGATTTTACATGCCGTTTGACATTCCTACCTACCTAGACTTTGACGTAGAGTTTGAACCTACTAAAGTTAACGACAAAAAGTACGTCATAAACAATGACACTGGCGAATACCTTGGTATTGTCGGCAAGTCATTCAAGTGTGCATCACATGGTGACTTTTACCGTGGTGTCATGGACACTGTGACAGAGGAGCTAGATGCCTCTGACCTAACTAATGCCAGCTACAACTGGCAGACTGCACGTAATGGTGCATGGTCTATGCTGGACATTCAACTGCCTGACATGCAGGTAGAGATCACAACTGACAAGCATCAGACTAGCATTGGTAACCGTATCATATCACTGCATGGTATTGATGGGTCATGCAGCAACCAAGTGTTCTTTGGTGCTATTGATTTCTTCTGTACCAATGGTCAGATACGTGGAGAGTATGACAAGATTCGTAAGAAGAACACCGCCAACTTTTCTATGGAAAGTTTCATCTACGAATTGGCTCGTGCTCGTACTGATTTCTACACGGAAGCCAGCAAGATGCAGGTCTGGGCGCAGACATCTACTCAGTACGTAGACATTAGAATGTTGCTAGATGAAATGATTGCGTCTGAACGTAAGGCAGAGAAGATGTACATGCTGTACCTGCAAGAGGCTGCGACACGTGGTCATAACAAGTGGGCATTGTACTCTGCGTTTACTAACTATGCATCGTATGCTGATGAACGTAATGGGTTCAACCTACGTAACACTGGCAATGACACACAAGCAATCAGCATGTGGTCACGTGAGCAAGAGGTATCTAAGTGGGTATCAGATAAAAAGTTCCTTGAATTGGAGGCAGCATGACTACCTACACTTTAAAAAACATCTACGATGGGGAGGTGTGGGAAGCCACACTGCCCCAGATACTACACGAAATAAATGATGACCGTAGTGATCTATGGGAAAAATATGACGAAACAGATTGGCTAGAAGGTCTGTTAAACTTTACTAGATGGGAGATTGCATGAGAACACTACCACGATATGTACAACAACGGGTGTCACCTTCGGGTGACATCTCTTATCGCTTTAATCCACCACAAAAACTGGTGAATGCAGGGGTAGTATACCGTGAAGAATTAGGTAACGATCCCAAGACGGTTAGGCAGATTGCACGTGACTATAACAAAGACATAGACGCATACCGTGATGTACAGTCAAAAGTTCTTGACATTAAGTCAAGCGGCAGGGTTACTGACCTAATTAACTTTTACTATTCATCTAATGATTTCAACATGTTACGTGAATCAACTAAGGTAGACTACAGATATTTTCTGACCATTCTACATCAGGCAATGGGTTATCGTAAGTACAGAGAGGTAACACCCAAGATTGCGAAGCGAGTATATGAGGAGTGGGTGTCACGTGGCATTAGCTTTGCTAACCATACAGCTACCTGTGCCAGTAGGGTATACAACTACGCTATTCAAATGGAACACGCAGAACAAAATCCTTTCGCCAAGATTAAACGTAAGCAACAGAGACAACGTAAAGTTATATGGTCACATGGTGAGGTGAACAAATTTCTTGACGTAGCCTACAGTGATTTTCAGTACCGTAATATTGGCTTGATTGTACACATGGCATACGAGTGGTGTCAGCGACTAGGTGACATGCGTATGTTACGTTGGGATAACCTTGACCTAAAGAAGCAACAGCTTTCGTTGGAGCAAAGCAAGCGTAGGTCAGAGGTGTTCTTGCCTATCAGTGACAATCTAAATAGTATGCTGCTGGAACACAAAGAGGACTTTGGTTTTCAAGAGTGGGTAGTACCACATCCACAGCCACGTGACGGTAGGTTCAAACCATACGCTATGGAGAGACTGTCCAAGGTTGGACGCAAGATCATGCGGTTAGCAAAGCTAGATGAGGAGTTACGTCTGATGGACATACGCCGTACTGGTGTGACACAAATGGTAGACAAGGGCGTTCCATTGCCACAGATTATGGCAGTTACAGGACACACACATGTTGCATCTGTGAAACCATACATGAAGCATACTTACGAAAGTGCAAATAATGCCTTGACACAAAGAGACATGCCTGTATGCTTGAGTGAAACGAACAACACAGAAAGTAATTAATATGATAAGTATGATAGAACATATAAGTGATATGAACTTAGTTAGTGGTGAGACTAAACGTACTAACTGTCCTGTATGTAAGGGCATTAAAACATTTACAGCTACCAATAATATGGGACAGCTTATGTGGAACTGTTACAAGGCAGGGTGTAGTGTCGGTGGTGGCACAAGAGTACACCTAACAAGTGACGACATACGTAAGTCTCTGGGAGTTGTGGCTGATGAAACAGAGGCAGTAAAGTTTCAGAAGCCTGAGTATTTTGTGAAGGATAATCTAGCAGTGCATGAGTACTGTAAGGATTGGAATATACAAGCTCGTAGTTTGGGATTGATGTATGATGTTCGTGAGCACCGTGTGGTATTTCCTGTGGTACATAACAATATCATGGTGGATGCTACAGGCAGAGCACTAGGAAAAAAGTTACCTAAATGGAAAAGATATGGCAAAAGCCCCTTGCCCTACGTATCGGGGTGTGGTAGAACTGGTGTAGTCGTTGAGGATTGTGTGAGTGCAGCCATTGTGGGTGCGACAAATGATTCTGGATGCTTGGGGAGTGGGGTGTATGTTGGGGTAGCAGTGTTGGGCACCTCACTCTCTGAGGCACATAAGCAGTACTTATCACGATTCACAACGGTTATAATAGCACTAGACCCTGACGCATTACCCAAGACATTGCAGTTCGCAAAAGAATTAAGAGGTTATGTAGACAACGTAAAAGTATTACGTTTGATAGATGACTTGAAGTATCGTAACCCTACCGACATTGAAAACTTACTAACACTAGGAGAAACATAATGGAATTATCACTTGTACGTAGTCTAATGGACAAGGAGTTCTACGACGATCATCGTGGAGCCAAGTGTCCTGATCGGCTATTCAGTAAAGATGTACGTAAAATAAAACAGGCCATTGATAAAGCAATGGATCGTTACGAGCGTACCGTAACACCAGACGAGATAGAGGCACTGTTCATGTCGAACAATCCTACACTGACCACCGCACAGAAGACTGCATACAGTTCACTGTTTAATCAGGTCAAGAAGGAAGCCCCTATGGGCAGCGACATAGCACAAGAGGTGTTGTCTAAACTATTCCAACAGGTAGTTGGTGAAGACATTGCCAACCTTGGATTTGATTACGTGAATGGTACTAAGGGTAGCCTTGAACCACTGCGTGATATACTTGAACGTTATTCAGATGACTTCACACCTGACCTACGCATTGAGTGGGATGACATTGATATTGAAACGTTGCTTGCCAAGAATGATTTGGAGTCACAGTGGACGTTCAACGTACCTACCCTGACACGCAAGGTAGAGGGCGTTAATGCAGGACACTTGATTGAAGTGGGTGCACGTCCCAACACAGGCAAGACATCGTTCCACGCCTCTCTGATAGCATCGCCGGGTGGCTTTGCACATCAGGGTGCCAAGTGTGTTATCCTGTGCAATGAGGAAGCATCACACCGTGTTGGTGCGAGGTATCTTACTGCTGCTACAGGTATGACAATGCAAGAGGTGAAGGACAACCCAGCTCGTGCTCGTGACCTGTACTCTGTGATTGCTGACAACATCAAGATCAAGGATGCCAGTGATCGTGACATGTCATGGGTGGAGTCAGTGTGTAAGTCATACAAACCTGACATTGTAATACTAGACATGGGTGACAAGTTCGCTAGGACTAGTGGCTTCTCTCGCCCTGACGAAGCGTTGAAAGCAAATGCTATCTATGCTAGGCAGATTGCCAAGTCACATGACTGCGCTATCTTCTACATGTCTCAGCTATCTGCTGATGCAGAGGGCAAGGTGCTACTGAACCAGAGCATGATGGAAGGATCACGTACTGGTAAGGCAGCAGAGGCTGACCTTATGGTATTGATTGCCAAGAACCCTGTGGTTGATGGTCAGGATGAAGAGGATACGCAACGTCACTTGAATGTTGTGAAGAACAAACTATCTGGTTGGCATGGTGTCGTTCACTGTGACTTGGAGTACAAGACTGCGAGGTATGTAGTTTGAACCAACTAGAATTATTTGAACTGGCTGTGCAGCACTATGAGGATGGCTTAGAGTGTAACAACTGTGGTGTTGTACAACCCGTTGAAAACTTTCAGCACATGGCATCAGGTGAGATAAAAAGAAAGTGTCGAACCTGTGCCAGAGAGCAATCTAGTCTGGTTAGTTACCTAAAGAAGGTGCATCCTTATCCTGATGATACATACACTTGTCCTATATGTGATCGTAGCATTGATCAGATAGGAAAGAAGGGACAAAAGAGATTACAGAATTGGGTACTAGACCATTGCCATGACACAGAAACATACAGAGGATGGCTGTGTCACCATTGCAACACAGGACTTGGTGCCTTCAAGGATGATGTTAATAGAATTAAAAATGCGGTAGCCTACCTACAAAACCATGAGGAGATAACACATGATTAAAGCAACATACATTGCCCATATGGGTAACGATCTAACCGTAGCTAACGCTGCCCGTGTATCATTTGGTAAGACAAGTGAGATGGAAGACGATCCTTGGGGACCGCCTAAGCTCAAAACTAAAGACGACAAGCTGATCCGTTACCTTGCCAAACATAGCCATTATAGTCCATTTGGACATTGCTTCGCAAGTTTTCACATCAAGGCACCTATCTTTGTAGCACGGCAGCTAGTCAAGCATAAGTTCTTGAGATGGAACGAAATATCTAGGC